GGAAAAGGAACAGGAATCAATTTTTTAAAGGTTTCTGCTAAAGACTCAATATTTTATGATGATGCTTCCGAAGTTTTATTACATGGTGGCAATATAGTCTCATCAGATGCTACAAGATGGGCCTCACACCTTTCAAACAATGCTATGGGTTTAACTGTCTACACACTTGGAGCATGTGGAGGATCCGCACACCTTATGTCATCAGGGATAACATACTGGAAACTAGCTAATAAAAAAATGACCCTTGATGAATGTTTAATAACTGAGGCTGAACGCAGGTCATTGCAAGCTAATGATGATACATACAAGGCACTTATGACTGAATTTACAGGGTGGATTAAGGGACTAAGTGTTGTAGGCACAAACAATGGGTCACTTGTCTACTCATATGTTGCAGGGACCCACATGGGCCAGGGTATGTCACATGAGGGTTCAAGTGGCAACCACACTGGTGTGCTATCGATAGCTGCAAGAGCTGCTTTGGATTGTAGGGTGTATGTCAATGACAAGATGGTTGGTGTTCGGGTGAAGCTAAAAGTGACATCAGATGACTCAACCACAATTTTCCTCGAAAGGAAAGGGTCAGATGGCTCACATGTAGTCTTGACTAGAGGTGAGTTACAAAGAGCATGCAAAATGGTTACTGCACGCTACAAGGACTGTAGGATTGATGTTCTGGGTTTATCAGGCATCACACCAAATTTAGCTAAAGAGAAAGAATCGAGTACTACAGGGGACTTCAATAGCCAGGATACTGGAATAGGTGTCACTGCACCAATACTTGGGTATAGGGAGATGATCTGCCAACTAGTAGTGCCACAAGGTAGCAATTTGGCTTCTGACTACCTAACAGCTTTTTACTATGGACAATCAATTGCATTGAGTGGTCAGGACTTTATCATAGGTGCAATCTGTCATAGGGCATACATTGACTTAGTTGATACTAGATGGAGAATCAGAGCTAATGAAAAAAGGTTTCTGATTGAGAATAGCATTTTCCCAAAAGAATTGGTGCAGGGATGTAATCCTAGAGAATTATTAAACACACCTGGGCATTTCCTATCATCAGAGACAGCAAGGTCATTAATAGCCCTTAGCATTAAACATAATGAACTATCAGAGAATCTTGATGTGCACACTAAAGACACTGTTTTTGGAATTTTCATGCACATTAAGATCAAGACCAAGAGGCTGCATAAGATTGCAATAGATGTGGTTAAGAGGAAGATATT